GTAGGGGCTAGTACCGAAAATCAATTAGCGCAGGCTATATCAGAGAGAGAGACGAGACCCGTAAGGGCTTATGTCGTAGGTAAAGACATAACATCACAACAAGAATTAGACAGAAATATCGGCAGGGTAAGCGGTCTTGGATAAGAACAAAAAGCAACTGAATAAGTTATTTATGTATGGAAGAAATAAAAGTAATCGAACTAATCATCGATGAGGAGAATGAGATTAGCGGAATAGACGCTATCTCAATCGTAGACGACCCTGCAATCCAGGAGGATTTTATTATGCTTAGCTCTCAAGAGGTAAAGCTTGCAGAGGTAGACCAAGAGAAGAAAATACTTATGGGTCCGGCACTTATCCCTAACAAAAAGATATACCGCAGAAACGGAGAAGACGAATACTTTATATATTTCTCCAAAGATACCGTCAGAAAAGCCTCAGAGCTTTTCCTGACAAAAGGAAACCAAAATAATGCTACTCTAGAACACGATGGTAAACTAGATGGCTTATCAGTGGTAGAATCTTGGATTATAGACGACACAAACCAAGATAAGTCTCGTAAATACGGTTTTGACCTGCCTAATGGCACTTGGATGGTGTCTATGAAGGTGTATGATGAAGATGTATGGTCTGATTATGTCAAAACAGGCAAAGTAAAAGGTTTCAGCATCGAAGGACACTTCGCAGATGCTATGGAGAGACCTCAAGAGCAACTTCCTGAGCAAGCTGAGCTTGAGGCGTTAGAGATTCTAGAAGAATTAAGCGACTCTATTGATGTAACTCTTGAAACATATTCAGATTACCCTGAAAGCGTAAGAAACAATGCTAAAAATGCCTTAGAGTACGCTAAAGAAAACGGATGGGGATCTTGCGGAACTCCTGTGGGCAAAAGAAGAGCTTCACAACTTGCTTCTGGCGAGAAAATAAGCATAAGGACTATAAAGAGAATGCGTAGCTTCCTTGCAAGACACGCTAAGGACCTGGAAGTATCTAAAAGCTATTCAGATGGATGTGGAAAGCTGATGTATGATGCTTGGGGTGGTAAAGCGGGTCTTAGATGGGCTACTTCTAAATTAAAAGAGTTAGGAGAGATAGAATTAGAGTCTATGCTTATCAGTGATGATATGGCAATCATAGATGACCGTCTTGCATACTCCACAAAAGAGCTTGCTGAGAAGGCGGCGCAAGATATTGGATGCGAAGGATATCACGAACACGAGTTTGAGGGCAAAACTTGGTATATGCCGTGCAAAGAACACAATCTGGCAGAGATAGGACCAAGAGGTGGAGTAAAAGAATCTCCTAAAGCTCCAAAATCGGACACTCCGAACCCTAGACCAAAGGGTGAGGGGTCCGCTAAAGGCGATGCGTCAGGAAAAACAGGTGCTAAGGTATCTGCAAAAGATAAGAAAGCCTTACAAAAGAAAGCGGACGAATTTAACGACCGCTATAAAGAGAAATTAGGATATGGAGTAACCGTTGGAATGTTATCTTCAGTGTTTCAGAGAGGTTTAGGGGCGTTCAATACGTCCCATTCTCCAAATGTTAAGTCAGCTTCTCAGTGGGCGCACGCTAGAGTTAACGCTTTTATGTATTTAGTCAAAAACGGAAGACCTGAGAACGCTAAATACACTACAGATTACGATTTATTACCTAAAAAACACCCTAAAGCACTAAAATGAGAAAGAAGTTTGAAACACCATCATACAGTAGTCCAAGAGGCGGTCGAAGAGGCTGTCTATGTAAAGACGGAAAGACCTACAGCAAGAAATGTTGCGACGGAACACTTAGAGCGCAAGGGGTAGGCAAGATTAGTGCTTAAAAATACAACAGACACATAATTATTTAGTTAAATAGTTAGTTTAACCCTATTAAATTAACATATGAAAGCTAACGAAATCGTAGAGCGTTTCAAAAATATTTTGCTTAGCAATGAGGCTGAAGCAGAGCAAGCTCCTGAAGTTCAGGAAGAGGAAGCTCCTGCAGTTGAAGAGCAAGTAGAACTTTCTGAAGACGTGAAAGACATCGAAGTTGAGGCTTCTGAAGAGGTAGAATCTACCGAAGAAGTTGAGGCTGAATATGAGGATAAGATGGAAGAAGAGGGTAAGGAAGAAAAGTATGCTACCAAAGAAGATTTAGCTAAAGCTATTGCTGAGCTTAGAGGTATGATTGAAGAGCTTAGTTCTCAAAGAGAGGAAGAGCTTGAAGTGCCAACTGAGCTATCTTCTCAAGAGCCTGCTGTAGAGCCTATCTCTCACAGTCCTGAAGCAGAGGTTTCTAAGAAGCCTTTGAACCTTTACGCACAAAGACGTGCAACAACAACTAAAGATATTGTATTTAATAAACTATTCAATTCATAAAAATGGCAACAACCACATCTATTACAACAACTTACGCTGGTGAATTTGCAGGCAAATATATCTCTGCAGCTTTATTAAGCGGTAAAACTTTGGCTGACGGTGCAATCACCATCAAACCAAATGTTAAATTTAAAGAGGTAGTAAAGAAAATCTCTACAGATGCAATCGTGAAGGATGCAACTTGTGATTTCGATGCTACATCTACACTTACACTAACTGAGCGTATCCTTCAACCAGAAGAGTTCCAAGTAAACCTTGAGCTTTGTAAGAAGGACTTCCGTTCTGATTGGGAAGCAGTACAAATGGGATATTCTTCATTTGACCAACTTCCTCCTAACTTCGCTGACTTCTTAATCGGTCACGTAGCTTCTAAAGTAGCTGAGAAAACTGAGCAAAACATTTGGGGTGGTGTAAACGCTACTGCAGGTGAGTTTGACGGTCTTACAGTACTTATGGCTGCTGATTCTGACGTAAACGACGCAGCTAACGGTTCTGAGACTTCTTATACATCTTCTAACATTGTTACTTTGCTTGGAAATGTTGTAGACTCTGTTCCTTCTGCTGTTTATGGTAAAGAAGATTTGACTATCTATGTGCCTACTGTAGCTCTTCAAGCTTATGTACGTGCGTTAGGTGGATTTGCTTCAGGTGGACAAGGTGCTGCTGGTGTTAACGCACAAGGACAGCAGTGGTATAATATGGGTAATGCACTTTCTTTCGAAGGTATCAAAATCCAACACGCTCCTGGAATGCCATCTGACCACATCGTAGCTGGTGAAGCTTCTAACATTTACTTCGGTACAGGTCTATTGTCTGACCACAACGAAGTGAAAGTTATCGATATGGCTGACCTTGATGGTTCTCAAAATGTTAGAGTTATTATGCGATTTACTGCAGGTGTACAATACGGCATCGGTGGTGACCTTGTATTACAAACTTTAGCATAAGGAAATAAATTGTTAAACATAGAAGGGTAGGTAAGCCTCAGAGCCTACCTGCCCTTTTTTAATACTTAAAAATTATGGCTTGTGATTTAACTAGAGGGCGTAAAGAACCTTGTAAAGATGTAGTAGGCGGGATAAGAGCCGTTTACTTCACAGACTTCGGTGATTTCGGTACTGTTACACAGACAGACGATGAGATTACTGATATGACAGGTACTTTTACTGCCTATAAATACGAAGTAAAAGGAAACTCTTCTCTTGAGCAAACTATCAACGCTTCTCGTGAGAACGGAACTACTTTCTTCGAACAGACACTTAACCTAACTCTACATAAATTAAGTAAAGAGGACCACAAAGAGATTAAAATCTTAGCCGCAGGTCGTCCACACATTGCTGTAGAGGACTATAATGGAAATGTTATGGTGGTAGGTTTAGAACACGGTGCTGATGTATCTGGTGGTACAATCGTAACAGGAGCTGCGATGGGAGACCTAAGCGGATATACCCTTACATTTACTGCTCAGGAGACTAAACCGGCTAACTTTGTTGCTAGCCCAACTGCTGCTGATCCATACGACGGTATGACAAGTGCAACTGTAACTGTAACCGAAGGAACTAATTCTTAAACATAGTACCTTCTTAAACGCAATAAGCCCTGCCCTATGGTGGGGCTTTTTTGTAAACAAATATTACCATTTCAAGTTATATATGTATGAAAGTATTACTTCCGTCAACAAATTCGCAAACACTCAAGATTGTCCCTCGCTCCTATGTGGAGGCGAGTGACCTTAGCCTTGTGATAACTGAAGACGGAACAGGTAAAACTGAAACGCTTACAAGCCTTACCTCTACTATTGATGGTAACTACATAAGTATTCCCTGCACCTTCTCTATATTAAAAGAGTCTAATTTATATTTTATGGAGATAAAGCAAGGTTCTACGTTACTGTTTAGGGACAAAGCATATGTCACATCGCAAACTGACAGAAAGCAAAAGCACACACTTAATACTAATAAGTATACAGAGCATAGTGCTGCTCCTACAGGACAAAAATATATAACAATTTAAAATGGCAAGAAAGAAGAAATCAGAAGGAGCGATCAGAGTAGTCAATCTACAGGGATATACAATCCCTGAGATTAAAGAAGACTACCGCAACGATTGGGTTACTTACGGAGAAGACAATAACTACTTCGGAGACCTAATCGACAACTATCTTAGCAGTCCAACAAACTCCTGCTGTATTAACGGTATTGTAGATATGATTTACGGAAGAGGATTATCTGCAACGGACAGCGAAGAGAAGCCCGAGATGTTTGCTCGCTTCAAAATGATATTAAGAGACGAAGAGGTAAAGAAATTAGTAAATGACTACAAATTGCTTGGACAAGCTGCGGTACAGGTTGTCTATAATAAAAGTAAAACTAGAATTACTTCTCTTACGCATTTTCCTATGGAGACGTTAAGAGCTGAAAAAGCTAAAGAGGGTAAAATACAAGCGTATTACTACCACCCTAAATGGAAGGAATACAAGCCATCTGATGAGCCTAAGCGTATACCGACATTTGGCAATGGCAAAAATAATGAACCAAGAGAGCTTTATATTATCCGCCCTTACAGACCAGGATTCTATTACTATGCACCTGTAGATTATCACGGATGTTTACAGTACTGCTCGCTTGAAGAGGAAGTGTCAAACTACCATATCAACAATATCCTTAACGGGCTTCAGCCATCACTCTTGATCAACTTCAATAACGGAGTGCCAGACGAGGAGGCTCAACAACTCATTGAAACGAAAATCCAAGATAAATTCGGAGGAACATCCAACTCAGGGAAGTTCATTTTAGCGTTCAATGAAGACCCTGACCGTAAAGCAGATATCGAGCCTATCCACCTCCCAGATGCACACGCACAATATCAGTTTCTATCTGATGAGGCTCGTGAAAAGATTATGCTTGGTCACAGAGTAGTTTCTCCGATATTGCTTGGGATTAAGGATAACACAGGCTTTGGTAACAACGCAGAGGAGCTTAGAACGGCTTCTGTGCTTATGGATAACATTGTTATCAGACCATTCCAAGAAAAGATAATAGAGTGCCTTAAAACGATTTTAGCATTCAACGAGATTGACCTTAACCTATACTTCATTACACTTCAGCCGATTGAGTTTACTGAGCTAGACAATATCGAGACTAAGATTAAGCGTGAGGAAGAAACAGGAGAGAAGTTATCAGCAATAGACCGAGTAAAGTCACTATTTAAAAA